GAATTCGGCTAAGAAAATAATTTCTTTAATGCGCCCCCACTCACGAGCCCCCCCCGGGGGTCTCGAGTGCCTTCGGCTTCCGACATTGTTGTCTTAAGCATCTTCAAACTTAGCCGTTGCTGTGTATTGCATAGTGAGATAAGTTGTTCCAGGAGCATCAGGAGAAGCGCCATCCAATTTACAATAACCAACACACATAAAATAAGGATAATCAATTGGTTCACCAGTCGAGAAGTCTTGGTCATACTTAACATTTCGACGTGAATATGGAACATTAAAATTGATAAACTTCGTAGTATTAATATTATCAGATGTAGAATTTGCTAACGCGGCATTAGCACTAATAAGGGATTGAGACATATACATTCTCTTATCCATAACTACACTAAAATAATCGTGATTAATAGGAGTATTAAAATCACTCACATTACCGGTAAAACCGGTTAAACTACCCTCCAATAACTTTGTATAATTAGTATTAAAATCAATAGCAGCGGCATTCCAATCACTAAAACGTTTTGCTTTCAAAATAAGCAAACGAACACCAATACGAGTATTAGAGGCAGACGCCTGTGCTTGAGTAAAAGTAAGAACACCTCTAACATTAAGACTCTGTAATCTTATAACATTACCTAATTTCTGATTTTCAGCAGTTCCATTAAAAATCTGAGGCATCAATCGCAAACAATCACCAGTAGCATTTATTGGCTGATTATACGCAGTAGGTGCGGATGAGAACACTACAACCTTAGTTTCCGTGTCCTTGCTAATGACGCGTTGAACTTTCTTCGCGAACATCTTATCTTTCGCTGAGCGAATAGCACGTTTAATATTAGGTTTAGTCGATTTACGAACTCGTCGACCTCCTTTTCTTCCATATCTTTTACCAGGGTATTTTGCCATAGTATATAAACTCCCGAGAAAATATTTTTCCTAAATTCGGGAGTTTCAATTTCGGGAGTTGTCAATTCTCAAAAATAGATCAAGGGGCCCCCCTATGGGGATACCAAGGGTCCCCCCTTGCTCACTAAAACAAAAATCCATCATCCAATATTCCTAAATAATAATCTTTAGGAATCTTATATGACAAAAATAGATCCAGATAGTTCCGCCCTGGGTAATACTCAAAACCAGGGCGTCCCCACCAAAACTCCAAAGCAACCTCCTCTGAGAAAAAATCATTTCTTTACTTACAATAACTATAAAGATGAAATAGTTCCGGTATTAGTAGAACAATTAAAAAAGTTCGCCTATAAAGGAAAAATTCAGAGTGAAGTTGGCGATAACGGCACACCACATCTACAAGGCATGATATGGTGTAGAGACAAGTATAGAGACACATCTTTTAAATTACCAAAAGAGATACACTGGGAAACATTAAAAGATTACGACAACATCCGTGATTACTGCGGTAAATCAGAAACCCATGATGGTAAGCATAGATACGTATGGGGTTGGCCTGAGAAATATGTCGAAGAAATAGAAGACTTCTATCCTTGGGAACTGGATCTAATAGAACGACTAAAGACTCCACCAAACAAACGTGATATCATTTGGGTTTGGGAAGGTAAAGGATGTGCTGGTAAAACCACCTTCTGTAAATATTTACATAGTCATCCTACAGATTTTCCTGATTGTATTGTGCTAGGTGGTAAATTGGCAGACATGCAAAACGGTGTTGTCGAATACTTCGAACTAAACAACCGCTTTCCAAAAATTGTTATCATAACAATACCAAAAGACCACTCAAAAATTAAATATGATGGAATCGAAACAATAAAAGATATGTTTTTCTATTCTGGTAAATTTCATGGAGGAATGATAAATGGTAGATCTCCCCATGTAATTGTATTTGCTAACGAACCGCCGGATACAAGTAAAATGATGATGGATAGATGGCAAATTATAGAGATCTGAGTATACACTTGTTCACGCAGGAACACGTGTATAAAGCCTCAACTCATACTCACTCCCATAGGAGTGAGGAGTGAGTATGAGTTTTGTTTTATAAATCGAATTCGGCTAAGAAAATAATTTCTTTAATGCGCCCCCACTCACGAGCCCCCCCC